GGCGGAAAACGGAAAGGCCGCTGATGGGTGAACTGAAAAAATGGCTGAAGCAAAATTGGGTCCGTATCGACAGCGAAGGCAATATTGTTGGTAAATGTGGTACGTCACCCGATAAAAAAATGCCAGATCGCTGTTTGCCTGAGTCCAAGGCCCGGTCTTTGACTAAAGCAGAAAGAGCCGCGACTGCACGCAAGAAGAAAAGAGAAGGCAAAAAAGGCAAGACCGTTGTCAAAAACACCAAGCGTGCCACGGTAAAGAATATGAGTAAGGGCGGCGAAGTCCGTCAAGAAATTGCTAGAGGGTGTGGGGCTGTGTTACAGAACCGCAGAAAGAAAACCAAGTACCTGTGAGGTTCATATGTCTGTCGTAAATCTGGGCAACGGTGCCCCAAAAAAGAAAACAGCTAAGAAAAAAGCCACCAAAAAAGCCCCGGCTATGAAATCCAAAGGGATGAAGGCAGGCGGTGCGGCTATGAAGTCGAAAGGCGGAGCCATGGGCGGCAAAAAAGAGATGATGCCCGGCGGCATGCAATACGGCGGCGAAGTTGGAAAGAAGAAGTCTAAAGGCATGCGCATGGGCGGAGCCATGAAGTCCAAGGGCATGAAAAACGGCGGTAAAAAAATGCCCGGTAAATTCAAGAAGGGTGGTGCCGCTTCTAAGTAAAATATGTCATACCTTCAATCAAACATTCCGCATTTCAAATGTTGGGTGCGTAAAGAATTTACACATAATCACGAGGCGTACCATGGTGAGTTTTTACACGCCATGGCTGTCGCCGTAACAACGATGCCCTGTAGGTGTTTGAGTTTTCAAATGATTTTTACAGGCATCGAGGCAGAAGGAGAGGAAGAAGATACCGTTCATGGGGGCGCGATGTGGGCAAGAATGCCTATTACAGCCTTAGTTGCGGATATACCTTTAGAGGAGTGGCCAGAGCCGATGGCGGTGCATGATGCGCAACCGTGGGATTGCTCCTCGCACCATCATGCCGTCTACGTGCTTGATCGTGCTACGCCTTGTCCTTGGATGGCAAAAATAGCAGGGGAAATGTACCCTGCGAAGTACCTTTTCACAGTCGATTATACTGAGAGTGAAATTGCAGATGATCCAGCACAGCACAAACAAAGCCATGTGCTGCAACTTTTAGATGCGGGGGAGTGGACAGGTAACATCGTTGCATTACCAAACAACCGGGTTCGTGTAACGCACCCAGCGTGGTTTGAAACGGGTACAGGCGCTCCAGATTTTAAGCCTTCGGCTCACATACATTATTCCAAGTCTGATTTAGACTATGTGCTCGATGTGAACCGTGTATTCGATAATTTGTACAATGACAACGAGCAGTAGCAAAAACTTTGAAATCGATGTAGCTGAGTACATAGAGGAGGCTTTTGAGCGTTGTGGCTTAGAGGTGAGGACTGGCTACGATCTGAAAACCGCAAAGAGATCCATGAACCTATTGTTCGCAGACTGGGCCAACCGAGGTCTCAATCAGTGGACGATTGATCAAACGTCTATCACGGTTGCGTCGGGTGTCAGCGAGTACCCGGCGGGCACACTCACTTTGTCAGTCGGCTCCTCCGCTAGTTTTACTGTCGGAGAAACAATCACTGGGGGTACAAGCGCCGCCACGGCGTCAATTACCAGTAAGCCTACGACCACCTCTGTTGCCACAACAATCCCGGTCGGTGCGTTTTCTAACGGTGAAACCATAACCGGGAGCACGAGCGCAGCCACCACGACGGTCTCTGCCGTACAAGATGTTACTGATGTTCAATCGACGATTGATATTTTGTCGACTGTGGTCACGAGAGATGGCACTGACTTTGCAATCGACCGTCTGAGCCGTTCTGAGTTTTTAAACATACCCACAAAAACGCAGACAGGTCGGCCTAATCAATTCTTTTTGGATCGCCAAATTACGCCAGTGCTCAAGATATGGCCCGTGCCAGATAACAACACCGATATCTTGAAGTTCAATCGCCTCACTCGGATCGAAGACGCGGACACTTTTACGAACACGGTGGACATCCCTTTTCGCTTTTATCCTTGTCTTGCGGCAGGCTTGGCATATTACTTATCGATGAAGAAAAATCCTCAGATGATGGGTCCTCTCAAGGCGGTTTACGAAGAGGAGATGCTACGGGCTATGGAAGAGGATCGAGATAGAGCTTCGTTCAAGATCAGCCCGCCGACTTATAAATACGGAGTGTAGCGATGGCTTTTGCTTCTGGTAAGAACGCTTATGGAATATCGGATCGCTCTGGTTTTCGATACAAACTAAATCGAATGAGAAAAGAGTGGAACGGTAGTCTAGTTGGTTTTGATGAGTTTGAGCCAAAACAACCGCAACTCCTGCCGCTTCCACGTGTAGACGACCCGCAAGCACTGAAGAATCCGAGACCAGACCGGGTAGAGCCTTTGGTCGTTCCAGTCGGTTTGCCCTTGGTAGATGTCGATCCGTTTGTCCCAATAAAAGCCTCTGGACAAATTGGAGAGGTGACGGTGGTGACTACATGAGTTTTACATTAGCAACGCTGAAGTCGACCGTACAAGATTACTGTGAGACAGCAGAAACGACGTTTGTAGCTGATTTGGATACATTCATCGAAGAAGCAGAAGAACGCATACTCAAAAACGTTTCTTTACCAGTTTTTCGGAAAAACGTGACGGGTAACGCTACCACAGGGTTTCCTTACTTAGCTACGCCGTCGGATTTTTTGGCGTCTTACAGTCTGGCTTTGATTATTGATAGTGTGTATACCTATCCTTTGTTCAAACATACGACGTTTATTCGTCAATACACGCCAAACGCTAATACTACCGGTCCCACGCAATACTACGCCCTGTTCGACGACAATACTTTTTTGCTCGCACCGACGCCTGCGTCTGACTATGCGTTCGAGTTGCACTACAAGTACCGCCCAGCGTCTTTGACTACTACCTCTGGCACAAGCACAACGTGGTTGTCCGATAACGCTCCGGATGCTTTGTTGTACGGCACGCTTGTAGAGGCTGCTACCTTTCTGAAGAATCCAGAAGAAGCGGCTCAATACGAACAACGTTTTTCGCAGGCTGTCGCGTCACTCAAGGCTTTGGGCGAAGGTTATGGTTCGAGAGATGAATACCGATATGACATTGCTAGGGGGTGAACTTGGCTTTGTTTGAGGCATCAAGTCTTGAGGTTGGTAGCGTTATAGTGGCAACAACACAAGACAAAGGACATGATCCCGAGTTTTGGGCGAAAGCTGCGGCAGACAGGATTGTGAGCGTTGGTGGCAACTGCCATCCTTTAATTGCGCAACAGGCAGAGGCTTTCAAAGAATCGGTGCAAGCAACGGCGGTTTTTTATATCAAAGAGGCGATAAAAAGCGATAGAACGACCTTGATTGCAGAGCTAGAAAGACAAGGGCACGCTGACATGGCAAACATAATTAGGAGTCTGTAATGGCGATAACGACAGCAATGTGTACTACCTTCAAAAAAGAAATTTTAGAAGCTGTTCACAACTTCAAAAACACAGGTGGCAGCACATTTAATCTTGCGTTGTACACAAGCTCTGCATCTTTGGGTGCGGGCACCACGGCGTATACAACATCGAATGAGATATCGGGCACTGGTTACACCGCCAAAGGCGCATCTTTAACTCGTGTCGACCCCAGTAACGACGGCACTACCGCCATCACCGATTTCTCTGATTTGACTTTTAGTTCGAGCACCCTTACCGCACGTGGGGCATTGATTTTCAACGACAGTGCTTCGGGTGATCCTGCGGTATGTGCTTTGGACTTCGGGGCAGATAAGTCATCTAGTTCAGGTGATTTCACTATTCAATTTCCCGCAGCAGACGCATCGAATGCGATTATTCGCATCGCATAAGGAATGGCTAATGTCACCGGCTGGGGCAGAGGCACTTGGGGTGAGGGTGCTTGGGGCGAAGAAGCTCCTATCCAAGTTACGGGTGTATCTGGGACAGGTTCTGTCGGGTCGGTCACAGTTCTCATTAGTATCGATGCCGCTGTTACCGGCGTGGCCGGAACTGGAACTGTTGGAACAGTTACGGCAACGGGTTCAGCGGTCGTTAGTCCTACGGGTGTCGCAGGCACGG